ATGTCTGTCCCAATGTTAGACATGTCACGACAGAGACGTTGGAAGTCTGCGGATGGGAGGGTGGTTATTGTCGTCATCTCAACATCAGGGACTTCGATGCGACTCTCATTGATGTCTAAGAGTTTGAGTTGGAACTTGGAATTCGTCTTCTTCGTCTCACTGATAATCTCGATGTCCATATATTCCTTGGAGTTGATTGCCATCTTGAGAACATCATTATTTGTGATTGTCTTTAAAAGTTTGAAAGTGTTCGAAATGTTAATACCAGCAATAATTTCTTCCTGATCACAATGATATTCTTCAAAGTTATCAGCGGAAAGATGCATATCAATGAGAGAGGTCCTCGCAGTATCCAAGGTGACGACATACATTCCATCCGGTCTGAAGTATATATTCACATCATTAAGGATATCCTTTAGTACCTCGAATGTAGATTTAAAAGCAGAAGCTTGTATCGTCACAAGTTTCATATCTATTATGATATGTGTGTTACATCTTTATATCTGTATACGCCACACCTTTCGATACTTCACGGTTAATCTTTTCTTCTAATTCCTTTGTCATCGCAGGTTGGAGGGATTGTCCATAATCATCAAGACGAAACATATCCGAGTTGTTATCACCACCCTCAAGACTGAACATAGACCCACCGAAACCACCAATCGAGCCATTCTCAACATCTTTCTTCGGTAAGAGAGAATCGAGCCAGTTCTTGATCTCGTTACCTACGAGGATCTTACCATTCTTCGTGAGCATCGTGGGGACACGGTCGATCTTGTTCTTATAGTTTTGTGGAATACCCTGTGTATTGATATTATGATAACTTACCAATTGCTTCAGCTGGGGAACTTTGTTAATGTACTCGATGATATCCATAGAGTGTTTGCATCTTGGACTAAAGATCAGGAGCGACATCTATTATCTATAGGGTATTTTGTAAAAAAAAATTAACGCATTATAGTAAATATGAATTACTTTATCGTGATCACTCTTCTCGTATTGGTGATTTATCTGACAACTTCCCGCGAATCTTTCACTGAGGCGTTTGGTCTTTCAGGGTACACAAAACCAATTGGAGTTGTGAAGCTTGACGATCCCAGACCAGACCTTTCTAAATATACAAAGGTTGAAGCAAGTGTTGATAATGACAACATGGAAGAGTTTGTACTCCAAGCCAATAAGGAAATCTCCAAGCGTACAGGTCTATGCACGTATATCATCGAGACGACTACGGTTCGTCATTATAAGGGTGATGAGAAGGACATCTACGAGTGTATGTTCATGACTGTGAAGAAAGGTGGTTTCTCATTTGGTTTCTCTGTTGTTGCTTCCTATGAGGTTGAAAAGAGTGGTAAGGTCACTCTCATTTCTCTCCGTTCCCAACCTCTCGGTGTTCAGGTACCTAGTGATGTGAAGGCCTTCTCTGATGGTTCCCCTGGTAAAGAGTTTCTCGATTACAAAATTGTCAAAGAGGTGGCGGTCCCAACCAAGGCTGAGTTGGATTCGGTAAAAAATAAATTGCAGTAATTGTAATGATCAGCATCGATGATGTCACTAAGATTGATGATAAAAGAAAGCAAATACGTAAAGAAATTTACACGAGAATTTACGAACAGTTTTCTTCAAAAATTAAACAGTCGGTAGAACTTGGTCACAAACAGATATTCTTAACAGTTCCAGGGTTTCTACTGGGCTATCCAGTGTTTGATCGAAGTGCAGCTGCGAGATACATCGCCAGGCAATTCGTACTTGGTGGATTTACTGTTCAACTCGTGAGTGATCATGATATTTATGTTTCTTGGGTCGTTCCCAAAAAGAAAAAGGAAAAGAAACAACGGGTGGAGGAAGATACGAGCTTCCCAAATCTCATGAACCTCAAGAAGATTGCAAATAAATACAGGGGGAGTGCGTAGTAAAATCTCAATTTTAAAACCACTTTAATCATAAATGGACAACCTCAATATATTGGTCGAAGCGAAAAAGGAGTACCTTGGACAGATGTGTCTCATCATGTGCTCACCCATGATTGAAGTCTTTCAGGATATGCATAACGAAGCTACGAATTTGTCTAAAGGTCGTAAGGTTCTGATTATGTTCCAGAAGCTTCTCAAGGAAGTTCCCAACTGGTCTAACGCCATGTCTAAGAACCATTCGGATAACATCACTAACCGTTGTGCATGGTTTAATGACCTTCTAGCCGCTGTATTTGTTGCCTGCACAAAGATCCTCTCTGCGGTTCGTCTCAAGGCGGACAATAAGAAGATTTCCCTCAGACTTCCAACTGAGGAAGTTTTCATCCAGACGTGCTACAATAATATCGCCAAGGATCTCTACAGAGACCCTTACATTTTCAGTGATGAGCAGAGCGAATATATGAGGGATGATAAGCTCACTACGCGATTTACACTCTGTATCGAGAATACAGTTAAGGAACTCATCCCCGTGCAACAGATTCTCCAGACCTACATGTCACAAGATTCTCGTGACATCTCCTTAGATGGGGAAATTCGCGATGGTGCAGACCCAGATGTATTCGATGGTGAGCCTGAACCAGAGCCCTATCCCGAACCAGAACCAGAGATGGAACCAGAATCCATTGGTGCTCCCGACCCAGAGCCCACTGGTCTAGAAAACGAGTTCAAAACAGTCCCAGGTGTTCAAGCCCCTGAACCAGAACCGATGGAAGAAATGGAGCCTCAACATCAGGCCCAGGCCCAGGCCCAGGCCCAGACCCAACCTCAATCCGATGATGATGACGTATTCTTTGGAGACGCACCTGAGCAGCGTACAAAAAATCCCCGGTATAATTAAATGGAACTCTCCGACTATCTTCGTGATCCCATGAGTGCTGCTCTTATCGCTGGAGGTATCACTGCGGCCTACATTCACCTGAAGGCGCACCTCAACAATGAAGGTAAATTAGAACTTAATAAATACACCAAACCTGCTACCCTTAATGCGATTCTCGTATTTTTCATCGTTTCAGGTGGTATTGGACAGAAGGAGTCGATTTCTTCTGATCCTTTCTAAACTTAAAGATTATAACGCTAGAATAAGAAAATGGCATCTGTCACTGCATTCAATGATATGATGGGTCAATTTCTTGTGGAATTGCACAAGACTTTTCCAGAGGAAAAAGGCATTAAGAAGATGATGACGTCTTTCGACTTACTCAAATCCACCAACCCACGTCTTGTTGTGGATGCTTACATGAAGGGAGTCACCCCTTATGCGGATAAGATTTCCACGAAGGATGAGTCATTCCTTCTCACTGAGATTGATACAATCGACTTCCTCAAGGAACTCAATATCAAGTCTTATTGGGAGCGCATGTCTGCCGCTACCAGGTCTGCAACTTGGCAGTATCTCCAAACTCTATACATGCTTGGTACGACAATCACTTCCATCCCTGATGATACCCTAAAGATGATTGAGAATATCGCGAAGGAATGTGCCGATAAAATGCAAGACGGTGACGGTAACCTCAACCAGGATGCTCTCATGAAGATGATGGGAAACATGCTTGGTAGTCTACCTAAAAAATAAACCTCAATATATATTAAATGAAAGTTTGGTTTGATGATCCTCAGCAGCTCATCAGAGCTGATAAGGTTTCACAATTTTGGCCCATAAATGAGCAAACCCCAGAAGATCGTATTAACGCCGCCTCTCGTTTTGTCATTTATGCGAGTTGTCTCATTTATCTCATTCGCCGTGATCCACGGATATTTGTTTTAGGTGCAATGGTTCTCTCTGTCATCTTTGTTCTTTATAGGTCGAATATGGTAAAGGACACCATAGGATATACCATTGAAGGTGAATCCCAGTGTCAGATGCCCACCGAGGACAACCCCATGGGTAATGTGCTCATCACCGATTTCACGGATGCCCCTAATAGGTTAGAAGCGTGTTATTATCCTAGTGTCAAGCCTTTTGTGAATAACTACACAAGTGGTCAGATTCCTATGGATGGTGGGCGTTCAAGATCACCCCTCCCCAAGTACATGCGTAATGGGGTGGATCGTCAATTCGTGTCGAACCCAGTGACGAAAATCTCAGGGGATCAGACGGCATTCGCGGAGTGGTTGTATGGTCCCAAGAATGGTCCAATGTGTAAGAGTGATACCGGCTACTGCAACCCAGACGCCCGTGGGGTCCAGCTCGAGGCGTTCGCGGGTCTCGGTGGGGATGGTGACATCAGGGGTCCCCGTGGTGGTGGAAGTGTGCGAGGTGGTGGCGGAACCTTCAGTTAGATTAAAATTCTTATGTAATAATAAATGGCGTATCAACTCCAGCCTGGCCTTTCTAGAGTTCAAAACAAGGGTGCTATCCCACCAGTCTTGGCGACGGATGAAATTTTTGTGTATCCTCAGCCCAGTACTCTCAACTGTGGTGGGTGCCGCCCTAACACCATGTTGTATGGGACTGCTCCATACATGGCTGGTAAGGGGTCACCAGCCCAATATATCGATACGAGTGACCAACTCCGTCCCCAAACCACTTCCCGTTTCAACAAGAATATCGTCCAAACCTATGAGCGTAATCTCTTCCCACTGTCCAACATGGAGTGTAAGACTCCTCTCCGTACCATGCGATATGAACCAGCGAGCACTCGCGCCGAAGTTCAGAACGGTCTCTTTCAGCAAAGGTACGCTAATAAAAATGTCGGTAAGAAGTAAGAATGGCTGATCCCATTTCGATCATGGCTGTGGCCGGTCTAGTATATGCCGGTCGAACTTTGAGTACTAAGTCTGTTCCACCCCCTGTGATTGAGAGGGGTGTTGAAAAACCAGTAGCCAAAGCTCCTATAGAAATACAGAATAACAACTTCGATATACCCCTCGGTGTTCCTCAGAAGATGGAGATGGAGAGTTTTGGTGACATTTCTATGCAACAGCGAAGTGGTGGCCAGGAAATCCTGAACATGCGCAACCGTATGTATGATCAAGGTCGTATGAACAATTTATCCCCTGTCGAGAAGCAACTCGTCGGTCCAGGTCTCGGTGTGAGTGCTGACACCCCAGCGGTTGGTGGTTATCAGCAGATGTTTAGGGTGAATCCTGTCAATGCTGGTGCCTACAGACTTACCACTCTCCCAGGTAGATCTGGTCCAGCTGCTGATGTCACTGGTGGTCGTTCAGCTGTTGTCGGTGAGCTTACTCATAACAAGCCCGATACAACTTCCTTCCTTCCCTCTCGACGTCCCACCATGGCTGGACGTGCCCAAGGTATGTCCGGTGTTGTACCTCGCAATGAACATGAAAAGACCAAGCGCACAACAAACCGATCCGAGACTGGTCTTCGCACGGATGGTTTAGGTTTCAATGGTGCTAAGCGTTTCATTTCCGCTCAGACTGTGTCTCAGGACCCAACCCGTTTCAAGAGTGATCGCAATGATGAGCAGTACAATTACAACAACCAGGCTCAACCAGGTATCACCAACTTCCGTGGTGCTTACACGAACAGTGCTGCCGCTCAGGTAACCGCGAAGACAAACGAGGAGCTCATGAAGTATGGTTTCCGCCCCGAAGATCGTCGTGGTAAGCCTAACCGTATGGGTAATGCTGGTCGCATGAATGTTCGCGAGAGTGCCCTCAAACAGGGTGGTGCCCTCACTACGGTCCGCTCGGATACGACTCGTATCGATGGACGCATTGCCCCTGCGAATGGTGGCTGGACACAACAATACCAGCAGAAGTCGTTCCATAAGTTCAATGCCTATAAGGGTAATGCCAACCCCAACACTTGTCATCTCGATATTGCCAAGCGTCAGCTCCAGAACAACCCACTTGCTCATACCCTTTATCAATGAGCATTTAGAAAATAGTCATTAGACAAAAACAATCATTAAAATATTGTACCTATATTTTAATGAAGGTGTATAACCTATCTATCGATAGTAGTGAGCGTGAAACGAATCTATATGCACACACCAATAGTTACGTCGTTACTTTAGAAAATCCAATTTATGATATATCCAATATTAAATTGGTTTCTGGGCGAATTCCCACACCTCAATTGACAACATGTGTCACGAATAAAACGTTTAGTGTTGATGGTGTCGACATAACACTAAATGAAACGAACTACTCAAATGGGTACGTTTTGGCTGAAGATCTAGATTTAGAACTATCACCTCCTATTACGAATGTGGATATGGTCACATACGACGAAGACACAGACCACTTGATTTTTTCAAATACGACACCCGGTGATAACAATTTTACATTTGAATTTTACAGTGGAACAAATGGATATATAATAGATTCATCACCCTTAACTACACCTCACCAAGTATTAGGATTTGGGTCTAAGGATTACACATCAACTAGTAATGTTCTCACATCAGGTGCAATCAATCTGAATGGACCAAATTCCCTAGTACTGAAATTGACTACAGGTTCCGATGAATTTAATCAAGATATCTATTCATCTACACCCTTTTATACCGGACATATACTTCTAGATGGTTCAGACTTTATAAACTTTAGCGGTGCGGACGATCCACTCGTGCACCATTTCCATTCGGGTCCTCAAAAAATTATTCGAGACATTCGAATCGAATTCTTCTACATGAGTCATGGTCGTCTCATCCCTTATGATTTTAGAAACCAAGATCACATACTGAAATTTGAAATCACTGGATCAACCGATAAATTAGAGGGACTTCCCAAAGTTCCAATTGAAGAAGTGACAGAAAAAGAAGAAAAATCTATAAGCATTCCCGAAGTAGTGGAGAATGTTTATAGATGGAAACGAGAATACATCTATATTACACTGATTATCATAGTTGGGTTACTCCTCATATTTTTTATGAAGGGTGGGCGTCCCAAGTACCCTAAAAAACTTAGCGAGTGATCGCATAGACGGGCTGCGCGGGCTTCTTGACATTGGTGTTAATGCGGGAGATCACCAAGAAGACAATCACCGAGAGGAGGGTGGTGACCAGAGCGGTGAGTGCATACTGGGTACCACCGTTCTTGGGGACCTTCACGATTTGGGTGGTGACCCAGCGGATGAAATCCATCCAGGACATGGCGGCGGCGAAAGAGAAGCCACCAACGATGGAGTTGAGAGTTTGAGTCTGGAGCTCCTGTGTGACGATATCGACGGTCTGGAGGGCGGTGGTAACGGCGGACATTGTATATAGTACTCTGGGAAAATTATTCAGGTAAGAGATCCTCCTTCTCGACAACCTTTTTAAATTTTTTCGTTTTTATTGTTTTCATTTTCGTGAATAATTGTTCGTCATCTGACGAATCATCACTAGAGCTGCTCTCCGACTCATACATCTTAAATTTAGTTTCAGAGAACGACCATGCCTTTGGCTCAGAGATGCCCATTACTATTAATAGCATTTTTTAACATATGTTCTGTCGGGTTCTGGGGTACCCAACTTTCCCAACGATCGTATGCCCGATTCACGAGAATGAATCTTTCTTCCTGTCCTGAGTACCTTTCAAAGGGTGGGCAATCCTCTTCCGCCACCTCCTCAACATCTTCGTCTTCATCGTCCGAACCCTCTTCATCATAAATTTCGGGAAATAAACTCCCTATATCCTGACCGACCGTATACATAGCACAATACTTCATCGCATATTCCATATCCTCTGAGAGTACAGTATCCCTCCCACACGCTTTGGAATATTCAGCTGCTAATAGCATACTTTTTTCCATGACAGGCATCAATATACCGGTCATAGTGTTGATATACTCTTCAACCATACCAGAACCTCCGTCACCGAAGCCAGTTTGTATGTTCATGTTTAATATTTAGTTTCAAAAAGAGTTTGACCAGTTCCCTCACTTACACGAAGGACGTTGTAGCTGAGTGCATACACTCGAATTTGTCTACTGAAATCTGGGCATGACGTAAGACTTAGGTTAAGAATTTGATCTTTTACGAGACTGAAATTGATCTGTCCTGTAGGATACCATTCTTCCGGTTGAAGAGCAAAACTATATGAATAGAATCGTCTAATGAGTTGGGACTTTGAGTGATGAATCGCGGCCTGAACAGCCTTTAGGAAGATGACATTCCCAGTATCTTGGGTTATGATATCTTGACCATCTAGGGTGAGTGTTAAGTAGTCCATATTTTCATAGAGTATAAACTTCCCATCCTGGACATTCGAAGTGTTGTCGTAATCGAATATGGTTACAAAATTACCTTGAAGCGTTTTGTCAACAGCATTCACGTTACTCCCCTGTCTCTGAACAACAAAGTACAATTCTTTGATTGGATTTGTAAAACCCAATTTGAATTTTCCTTCATTGATACCAACACCAACTTCAAAAATATCCTGTTGAAGTTGTGTGATCAAATAGTCTGTGGATGAGTGTTTAATTTTAATACGTTCTGTAGAATCCAAAAAAACAACTTCAGTACAGAGTTGAAAGT